GAATGCAAGCTGTACAACAAGGCTATGGTTACGCCGCTGCAGTTCCCTTCTGCCATTCATGCTGAGAGACAGGCACTGAACGGGAACAGGCTGCACCACCGCATCGAATACAGGTATCTGGCTCCAAAGCTGATGAAGGGCAAGAGGTCGAACATAGAATGGGATACGTACCCCGAGGACTGGCCATTCACGAACGAGCCGAAGAGGCTATGGAACATGAAGGGAAAGGGCAAAGGGAAGAGAGCGAAAGGTAACGAAAGTAACGATTAAAAGATATGGCATACACGAGAAAGGAGAAAAAGGAAATACTCGAAAAGGCAAAGGCTGACATCAAGGCTGATGACAATATCCTGTTCTTGGATGATGTCATTGCAGGTCTGCCTATCTCGAAGAAGACATTCTATGAGTGGTGGCCGAAAGGCTCTGACGAATACAACGAGATGTGGCGGATGATTAATGACAACAGGGTGACGGTGAAGAAATACATCCGTTTGAAGCTGAGATTGAGCGGCAAGGCTTCTGAGCTGCTGGCACTCTATAGGATGATATGCACGGAAGATGAGCGCAGGGCTATCAACATGAACTATATGGAGCTGTCGGGCAAGCCTGATAGTGAGATTAAGATAGGATTTGTCGAGACTGATGCGAAGCCAGCGAGCAGTGAAGATGACGTGAAGCAATGATGCCGTTCAAGACCATAGGGCCGCTGTTCCGTGCGAACATTGAAGGTAGTGAGCGTACGAGGGTAAACCAGGGAGGCACAAGCTCTGGTAAGACGTACACGATAATGCAGGTACTATATTACCTTGCGATGACTGAGCCGGGGAGCGTGATAACGGTAGTAGGTCAGGACTTTCCAAATCTGCGTGTAGGTGCTCTGCGTGATGCTAAGACGATAAGGAGCGGTTCAGAATGGATGAGCTCGTTTTTCACGGTGAATGAGAGTGCGCATTTCATATCCGGGCAGAATGGCAGTACGATAGAGTTCACGTCGTTCCAGACGGAGCAGGACGCTAAATCTGGTAAACGTGACTACCTGTTCATCAATGAGTGCAACGGTATACCATACGCGATATATTGGCAGCTGCAGCTACGTACGCGTAAGATGGTGTTTCTGGACTATAACCCATCGGAGAGGTTCTGGGTGCATGATGAGGTGATAGGACGTAAGGGTGTGAAGCTGATAATCTCAGATCACAGGGGCAACCCATTCTTGACTGATGAAGAGCATGAGCGTATCGAGGGCATCAGCGACCCTGAGCTGTGGAAGGTCTATGCGAGAGGTCTGACGGGAAAGATAGAGGGTCTGGTACTGACGAATTGGGATATTGTGGACAAGATGCCTGACGTGCTCGATAGGAAGATGACATGTTTCGGTCTGGATTTTGGTTTCACGAACGACCCGTCAGCTCTGGAAGAGGTGTGTCTGGCTCATGGTGATTTGTGGGTCGATGAGCATTTCTACGAGACGGGCATGACGAATCCTGACATTGCTGAGCGGGCAAAAGCCCAGGGAGTGACACGAAAGGATTGCATCGTGGCTGATTGTGCCGAGCCGAAATCGATTAAAGAGATAAGTAATACGGGGCTGTGGGTGGTCGCAAGCCCGAAAGGTGCTGATTCTATTATCGTGGGGCTGGACATCTTGAAGCGGTACAAGATACACTTTACGAGAAGGTCTAAGGGTATCATCGCGAATGCCAAAGCCTATAAGTGGAAAAAGGACAGGGACGGCAAGAGGACGAACGCACCCGAGGACAAGAATAATCACGGAATAGATGCCCTGCGCTATGTGGCGCTGTCGAGGCTGAACACACGAAGGACAGGCACGGCAAGGGCTCACTACAATAAACTTGATGAGTGATGGAAAAGGATGTGAGTTTCAAAGAGTGGCTTGCTGTGGCTCTGATGAGCGAGCAGACGGCAATGCTGGGAATGGAGACGATGACCAGACCGGAAGAGGTGGGCGGTGTCTCTACGCCTGAGAACTTGGAGAGCATGACCATCGGGCAGATGCTTGATTTGTCCAGGCTGACTGATGGCAGGCAGATGTTCTACAAGGTGTGCGAGATACTGCTGGGGCTGGATGTGAAGCAGACGGCGAATGCGCGGGCCGTGGACGTTGTCCGCTTCGTTGGCTGGGTACTTGGAAGGGTGAAGGAAATAAACGAGCTGTTCGAGAAGACAAAGGGCAATCCGTCGCCCGAAGAGGTACGGGCAGGAGTTCTACGCCTTCACTTTGGTGTGTTCGGCATGATTGATTGGTATGCCCAGCGGATGGGTATCACTGACCATGAGGCTGTGATGAGTGTGCCATGGATAAGGATATACAGATGCTTGGACATGGATAATAAGACGAATGAATATCAAAAACGATTAGCAAAGATTAGAGAAGATGAGTATCGAAGAAAAAATACGCTCCGTAGCGGAAAGTGAGTTCCAGGAGTTCGGTTTCGTGTTGGACGATGCTGCTGGTGTGGACGTGGCTGTCGATAAGGTCGAGCTGCCAGCCATTGTGTGCTATCTGGTCGAGGATGGCACGCTGACGTTCAAGAACGGGAAGGTGAAGGATGGAGAGCAGGTCGCTTTGGCTTTCATTGACAAAGTCGAGAGGGATGCTGACGGGATGGATAATGTGCAGGTGTTCCTGAGCATGAAGCAGGTCGCTGAGCAGTTCATCACGGTGCTTAATGGTTGCGGGTTCTTTGAGCCTGTTGAGACGGTGACATACGAATCGCTGTACGAGATGCTGAGTGCGAACGTGTCTGGGCTGGTATGTTATCTGACGTTGAAGGAAGCACAAGGACGCTGTGTATTATGAGAGGACTGACACCGAGGGAGATTCTGGCTGACGAGCTCGAGCAGCTACGCCAGGCTATTATTGCCAACCATCTGAAAGCTGGGCAGAAGGCGAGCGGTAGGACGATGGCAAGCCTGCGTGTGGAGGTTACGGAAGAGCAGGGCGTGCTGTGGGGCCGTAGCCCTTTCGGGACGTTGGAGACAGGACGTAAGGGTGGCAAGGTTCCCATGGGGTTTACTGCTGTCATCCGTCAGTGGATGAAGGATAAGGGCATAAAAGGTGAGCCGATACCATATAAGACGAACAGACCACATAAGTACACGCCTCAGGAGAGAGGTGACATGCAGCTGAGTTTCTTCATAGCAAGGAAGGTTAAGAGGCAAGGCACGAGCCTGTTCAGGAAGGGCGGTCGTAGTGACATATACTCTAACGAGATTCCGGCAGCTACGGAAAGGATAGGCTCTAAGCTGCTGGAGCTGATGAAGGCAAAGGTAGAATCGATAAAGATAAACAAAAAGACTGATATACGATGAGAACTATTTCGCGCGGTGGTGTAACACTGCAATATCCAGATGAGGTTGGTTTCGCTTTCAATCCGTGCCTGATTGTGGCAAAGGGTGACGGTGTGGAGAGTGCTGTCCTATGATGAGAAGGAGAGGACGAAGACAGGCCAGCGTGTGCTGTTCCGTGTTGTGGCTGGTGGTCAGACGTTTGATTTCTCCGTGTTCTATATCTGGGGAGCTATGAAGGCGGGAGGCCGTGAGGTGTATAATGGTCCGAGAGTGCTGACGGCATTCGTGGGCTATCCGTTCACGTACGGCGTTTTCATCAGTGGTGCTGTTGAGGTACAGGCAACGAACATGAACGGCGGAAATTCGGCAGTTCAGATTCCATCTACTGGTGTCTGGAATGTTCCTTTGGTGCCGTCGAGTGAGAGCGACTACTATGTCATCACGTCTGATGGTGAAGGAATACAGCAGGCGACGTTCGATGACACCTTTGACCTGACGTTCCGCTTCGAGCCGTTCGATGAAGGGAGCTATCTGAGGGTGAAGGTCGGTGAAGATGTCGAGGATGGCATGTACCTGAGATGGATTGACAGGCACGGCTTCTATTGCTACTATCTGTTCAAGAAGGGCAACGAGAGGTTGAAGGTCAAGAATGACGGTGAGTTCGTGAGGAACAACATTATCACGGCTGATATGGAATACGGCTACAATGGTGGTCTGGGCAGGCAGATGAGGCTGAGCCGCGAAGAGGTGGTTCCCGTATGTGCCTCGCTGGTAGATGGTGATACGTGGGACATGCTGTCCGATATGGCAAGCTCGCCGATTCTGGACTTGTTTACGGGCTATGTGGATGGCGAGCCGAGATGGGTGTCTGTACAGTGTGAAGCTGCTACGTACACGAAGTCGAGGGCCGTGCTGCAGGACTTTATCGCTAACATAATGATGCCGGAGGTGGCAATACAGAAGTTATGATGAACGAGGGACAATTATATATTGACGGTGTTCTGGTCGATAGCGACAAGGATACGAAGGTGACGCTTGACCTCAAGAGCAATATCCTGAAAGGGTACAACATCGAGAGCAATGCGAGTTACACGATCAAGCTGCCTAAGACGGTGAGGAACAGGAGGCTGCT